TTTGAGTTCGATCCTTTATCTGGATTTTATTCAATATGTACGAAGAATATTAAAAATTATGGATAGGAGAATAACATGGCATATACAGCAGTAGCAAAGGCATCAGAGCATTTTGATGTACCTACATGGGCAGGTAGTGGTAGCACTACGACAGTTAGTGGCATGGGTTTTAAACCTGATATTATTTGGATTAAAAGATACGATGGTACTGCACACCCAGTATGGAATAACTCAACACAAGGAATCAATGTTAATTTTATACCAAGTCAATCTGGAAATAATGACACAACTTCTTATGTAGCTAGTTATACATCAGATGGATTTACACTAACAGGTGGAGAAAACATTTCAAATGTTGGTGGCTCAAAATATATGGCAGCAACTTTTAAATGTAATGGTGGTACGACATCATCGAATGGAGATGGTGCTACTACAGCTACAGTACAAGCTAATACTACATCAGGTGTATCAGTAGTTACTTATACAGGAACAGGTAGTGCTACAACTCTTGGACATGGCTTGGGGGCAGCTCCTAAAATAATTATAACTAAAAGTTTAACAACATCAGATTATGCTGGATTTGCAAATGGAAGTACACTTTACCATACAGATCCTTTTACAGACTATGTTCAGTTAGCATGGAATGGTACTAGTTTAGGAGATTCAGATACATTTTGGAATGATACTGCTCCTACAACTTCAGTCTTTTCAGTTAAAAGTGCTACTCAAACAAATAAAAGTGGCGATACTTATGTAGCTTATTGTTTTGCAGAGAAACAAGGGTTTAGTAAATTTGGATATTATAAAGGTAATGGCAATGCTAGTGGTCCACAAGTATATTGTGGGTTTAAACCTAAGTTAGTGTTTCTTAAGAAAGCAGATGGTACAGAAGATTGGATATTTAAAACAACAGCAGTAGACGAGGGACAACTTCCTAATACTGGCGAGATGAAAAGAAGTTTGAAAATTAGTGATAACTCATCAAGCACAAACTGTTTTATTAATGCAAATGCTACAGGATTTAGACCAACAACAACAGATGGTAAAGCAAATGGCGATAATGCTTTATATCTATACATGGCTTTTGCAGAACATTCAATCGTAGGAACTAACGGCACAGTAGGATTAGCAATATAGGAGAACTTTATGGGATTAGAAACAGGAACATATATAGACAGTCTTAACAGCTCAAACCCAGCAGC